ACTAACAAAGTTATCAGGCTTATAAACCTTAGCACCCCAAACATTAGATAAGTAAGTATCAGATTGCTCTTTACATAAAGCATCGTTAGCATCTTTATAAACACTATTAACAATATGTGCTTTACCTGGTTTAATTACATGTGCTACATCGTTTGCAGCAGCAGTTCCTGGTTCATCATTATCAAATGCTAAAAATACTTTATCATATTTATTAACAAAGTCAAGATTAGATGCAATGTTTCTTCTAGCACTTTGTGCACCATTAACAATACTAACAACATCAAACTTAGCTTTAGCTTTAGTTAACATTTCAAGTATAGATAGGCAATCTATTTCACCTTCAGTAATAACAAGGTTTTTATATCTACCACAATTAACTTGATTAAATAACTCAGGTACTTCAGCTTTACCAACAACTCTAAAGTCTTTAGTTGCTACTATTCTTTTCTTATAAGCTTTAATCTTTTTATTAATTGTAATTGGATAAAAATGGCTCATAACATTTCTGTCTTGATCATACTCAACTTTAACACCAGCATCATATAAAACTTTTTTAGATATGTTTCTAATTGGTTCTACAGGAAGTAATGCAATTTCTTCTAAGCTTAATTGTGTTTGTACTACATTAAACTCTACAGATGTTTCATGACTTCCGGCTTGTGTACTTGCTTTGCAACTAAAACAATAAGTTGATCCATCAGAATATACTGCGTTAGCATCAGAACTCGAACATGAGTTGCAGCTGCTGTGCTTTATGAACGTGTTTTTTGACATTGTTATTTACCTCTCTTTTATATTTATTATTAATCCATCTTGCAAACCTAATTAAATCAGGTCCGTGTGCATTTGACATCATTCTATTAGCTAATAGTGATACAAATTCTACATTGCCTTTTACATAACCTTTGCTTGGATTAATTCTATCTAAGCTAGGTGATATATTAGTTGCGTGTATTTTTCCAGGTGTCATAACATAACCTAGTATAGGACATACAAAATTTTTAGGAAAAATATCTTGTAAGTATTTAGTTTCTATATTAAATTCTAAATTTTTCTTTATAGATCTTCTTTTAGCATCTTTATAAATGCTATTACAAATAGTTGTTATATTATACATTTTTAATATACCCTTTCCAAAAGTTAATAGTCCACTTATCATCTATATCTTTTAATAAATATAGCATCTTACCCATTACTTCTAATCTATTTCTATGATCTTTTTTGTAATGTGTTTTATAAGCTGCAATAACACTTTCAAATTGTTCTTTAATAGTTTTATCTTTTAATATATTAGCTGCTTTAACTTTACCTATACCTTCAATTCCAGGAATATTATCAACACTATCACCTGTTAATAATTGTGCATGAAAGAATTCAATAGCTTCTTTTTTTGATACAGCAATTAAATTATTGTGCATTAAATTATAAAACAATCCACCTATATTTTTTAAATCTTTGTCAATTGTAATTAACATATATAGTTGATTTATTTTTATGTACTTAGTAGCTTCAATAGAAATTGTATCATCAGCTTCTAATCCATCATGCATTGTAGGTTTGTATGTTTCAATTACATACTCTTTTAATTCCCTAAACTGAGGTGGCTTTTCTTTTCTTTGTCCTTTATAAACTGTATAAGGTTGTTCTATTTCTCTTCTAAAATTACCTTTACCTGATACGTGTAATTTATATTCATCACATGCTGTATCAATTTTAATTTGTTTCATTACGCTATCAAAAGCATCGTTTGGTTTAATGTTATCTTTTTCAGATTTATGTATAGATCTGTAAATCAATACATCACCATCTATTAATCCTATTATCTTATCTTTATTCATTTTTATATCTTTCATAATTTTGTTGGGCTAACGTTTTATTATTAGCCCAGTTGTTTATTTAATGACAATCATTCCAGTTATTTCCGGATTTAGCGTCACCATTCATTTGAATATTAAGTTCTAATTTCTTAGTAATATAATCTCCAAATGAGTATTCTAGTATTGCTTTAACTCGTTCAACGTTTTCAGGTTTAGTTTGTAATTGAACTTCATCATGTACTAAAGCTAACATATCAACTTCAATATTTTCTTCATCAAACATTTTAAAAGCATTAACAACAGCAGTCTTAACTGTAATTGCTTCAAACGATTGTAGAAGATAATTTAAAAGTTTAAATGAAGATTCAGCATATACTTTACGTCCATCTAAAGCAGGTATAAATCCAAAACCTGTTCTGTTTTGTGTTGTGTAAAAGAAATTATTTAACTTAGCAATAAGTTCTTTAAGACCTGGCAAGGCTTCATAAAGTTTTGCTTTAACTTCTTTACCCTTATCAAGATCTTCAATACCTGTAACCATCTTACCAAGTTTACGCACACCCGCACCAAATACAGAAGCATAAAGTACACCTTTGGCTAAAGGCCTTGGTATACCTATTGTATCTGCATTGTGTTGGTGTATATCACCTTTTAAAATATGATCATTAACTTCTTTATTATTTAAATAATGTGCTAATGCTCTTATTTGGTTACCACTACTATCACAACCAATCATAACTTTGCCTTCGTCAGCTACAAATAGTTCACGCATTTCTTTACCAAAAAATGATTTGGCTCCAGGCACGTTAACAATTTTACTATGTCGTTGTCTAAAAGTAGGTGTACCAATATTAAAAGGTTCTACATAAACTCTATCATTATTAAGTTCAGCTAATTCAATCCAACCTTTAAGTACAGAATGTCTAGATCTTAAACTATAATAATAAATTATCTTTTTACCTAAGTCACTAACAACTTTAGTTAATGAATCATCTGTAATTTTTGGTTCACCTTTAGGTGTAAATTGAGTTGGTTCCCAACCGTTATCTAAAAGCATTCCTCTAACTTGATCCATGTTACCAAGATCAGCTTCAACCATATTAAATCTTTGAAACAATTTATTAGGTTTCCACTTATCAGTATCAGTTTGTTTAATCTCAGTACCTAAAAATTCAGATAGCATTCTAGCACTTACTGCACTAAACCTACCATCTTGAAGGTACTTAGCTTTCTTAGGTTCCTTATCAACTAAAACTTTTCTAGGTTTTAATGTAGGATTAATTTCATCTTCAATAACTTTCATTTCAGAAGTTAAATATTTAAAATGTTTCTTAGCTAATTCAGTATTAAACTTCCATTTATTTTTAACTTGGTTAGCACATAAACTAGCAATTGCATGTTCAGTTTGTAAAGCTTGTTTATAATTAGGTCTATTCTTAATTAAATCAAGTGCCTCTCTTGTTACATAATTATACACTTTATGGTTTAAGTTCACATCCTGCAGTGCGTACCTTTTCATGTCTTCACTATACTCATGAAAAGAAGTAAACTCAAGCTTTGCATCTCCAATTATTTTACCGAAGTTTTTAAGTGAGTGTTTACCTTCTCTTCTAAAGTTATTCATTTGGCTTAACAACATTGTATCAATCATTTTGATACTCTTTGGTGGCTGCCAACCTAAAAGTTTGTGTAAAACAACATTGTCATAATTTATAATGTTATGTCCAATTAAAATTTCACACTTATTTAAAAATGGTAATAATTCATTTAAAGGTTTTGAATCTTTATCATAATCTGAAAACGTAGTAATTTCATTTGTTTCTATATTTTTACATACAGCAATCCATATGTTACTTACTTCTGGTATCAAACCATTTGTTTCTAAATCATAAATTATTTTCATTTTTATCTTTCTTTATTGAACAACTGTGTAATCACCAAGTAAGTATAAAAAATTACAAGGATAATATTTTCTAAATTGTTCTGTTATATTTGCTTCTTCATAAACTAGTTCTAAGTCATCTCTATGCATACCTTTTAAATCTAATATCATATTAACTTTAACAACTATTTCAATTTTATCTGTATCTGTATTTACAATACCAATTTCTTTTTGTTCAATAGGTATATAAAAACTTTTAACTATAGATTTTTTTAATTTATCTTTAATACTTTTAATTTCTATTGGATCCATATTGAAAGTATTATCAGTATCGATCTCTTCAAATTTTCTTATATTAGCTGTCATAAAATTCCTAATTAATGACGACGTATATTTCAACGCCGCCATTGTTTATTATTATTAAATAACTGCAGTTTCAGTATCAATTGCAGCAAACTCTAACTGATCTCCACCTACATATTCTTTAAGTTCAGTAATTTGCATAGCTAAAAGCTGTACAGAAATACCTTGCTTACCTAAATAATCATAAGGCTTCAATCTTACTTGAACATTACCTCTAGATCCATTACCAATACCTGTTGTATTAGTTATAGGTTGTAATTGTTTATCAACTACAGCGGGTGGTTTAGTTGTGTTTTTACCATCAGCATCAGCATAAATCTTTTTCTTAAGAGTTACTGAATATACAACGCTACCATTTTCTTCAGATGGTTTAACATTGATTGCTGCTTTTTTCCATGCTTCAGCTTGAACTTTATCAGCAGTCTTTACTGTACATGAATATTGAGGTGTCTTTTTATCAAACCCCATATCAGGATTAGCTGGATCAAATTTAACCCAACTTATATCTACGTTTTGTAACAACATTGTTGTCTCCTTTGTTAAGTGTTTAGTATTTGTTTTAATAAACCTGTAAAGTTTTTTAGTTCAGGTTTAACGAACGTCTTGCTCTTCATCATATCCGGCAATGAAAAGTTATTAGGTCTTGTCTCGTTAACTCCAGGATGCTTAGTCATATTCGAGTTGAATACGTCATTCCAGGCTTCTGGCGTTTTGCATTTAAAAGCATCAAGGGTTCCTAATGTAACCACGAGAATGTCTATTAGACCATCTAATACTTCTACATCATCTTTGTTGAAGAAAGCATCAAACGTTTCATCTAATTCTTCTTTAATAAAGTCTAATCTAAACCTTAAATATCTTTTTAAAAGTTTTTTATTATCTTTATTATTATCAATAAAATCCGTAACTTGAAATTTATTGTGCATTTCTTTTATATCGTCTATCATATTATTCCTTTAATAAGTACTTGATATTACTGTTGTATTTATAGTTTACAATATCAATATGGTTAGGCCAAAAAGTATATAAGTTTTCTTGCTCAGTAAACTTGTATCTTGGTAAATCATATAATTGTGTGTTTAATTGTTTATTAGCATTATCAAAATGTTCTTTATAAATATGAGCATCACCAATAATCATTTTAATATTTTGTGGTTTTAAATTACTTAAACTTGCAAAACATAAAAGCATTGCTGAAGCTAATATCATATCAGAAGGTATACCAACCATCCAATCACCTGATCGTTGATTCCATAATAAATTTAAATTAGTACCATCACTCCAAAATTGATAACTATAATGGCAGCAAGGCAAATCAACTTTATCAATATTTGATGGATCCCAACCTGTAATTAATAATCTTCTACTTGTTGGATTAGTTCTTAATTCGTTTAGTACATTTTGATATTGGTTAACGCCATTCCACTCAATCCATTTGTTACCATAATCAATATTAATATCGCCATCAACATCTCCCCAAGTATCCCAATAGTTACAATCAAAAAATTTAAACGTATTGATATGTTTAGGCTTTCTAACAAATGCAGCGTATTCACCTAGTGCACCTTTATAAAAAATTCTTCTTGAAGTTAATAATGGAAAGTATTCCGATATATTAAAATCTAATGTCTGGAAAGGAAGGCGTTTAGTTACGCCATTCCTTCCTGTTTGTTCAATACCAGAATGCAGAATATTCTTTGCTACTGTTAAGTAATCTAATTCTACATTATTCATAATATTAATCCCTGTGTTTTAAGTTTTTTTCAGAATAAACGTGCAATACACCTCTATCATCTTCAACAACAACTCTTATTGCTCCAGATAATTTAGGGAATATTGATACAATACGTCCATCAAATTTATAATCACCACCTACTTTTGAAACATGATCTCCACGATCAAAAGGTCTAGTAATCGGTCTTGGTTCTTCAGTCGCAACTGCACTCATCTTTTCTCCTTTGTTATTTTTTAAATAAGCAGCAAACATACAAGCGTAAACTGCCATGTCCATTAACGTATCGTCTAAGGCTTCAAAGTTTGTTTTTTGATTGCCATCAACAATATTTCTCATTCTCAAATATTTAGTATGTAACATATGAGAGTATGATTTTTCTTTATAAGGAAAGTAATCAGCCTCAGTCCAAGTACTACCTTGATAATCTTCAGACTTTTTCTTTTTAAGTTCAGCAGCCTGAATAAGTAATTGTTCTGCAGTAATCATTATGATCTTCCTTGTTTATTATATTTTTTGTTATGTTGTAATTTAGTCTTTTTGTTTGGGCTTTTAGAATGAACTCCAGGTCTTTTCTTAACCTTAGCACGTTCAAAGCTTGT